AAGAGAACCAGTACGGTCTTATTATGGACTGGAATGTTCCCGATGCCGATGGCTACTCCTGGGCAATGACCCCGGCGGCAGCAGGCATGCCCGAGGACGAGGACTTCACGAAGTATGTTGCCGATTGCTGCAACTTCGGCGGCCCTGTTCTTTTGTCGGGTGGTGTTGCGGACGGACCTGATCCGGTCTGCGGCCCCTTCGTGCTGATCGCCGACGCTGCCTCCTTCTCCGACCCGTTCTTCGGTGCCCGACTCCAAAAAATCCCTTAAGGGGGTCCGGGGGTCGCAACCCCCGGGGCTTCGTTCTTAGGTAGCACAATCGGCTTCGCTCCTACCCCTCTCCTTATGGGGTACGGGGCGAAGCCCCGTCGATTTTAATTTTTTCAAAATAACGCATTTCGTTATTTTATAACAAAAACCAGCACACCTCCGTGACGCTCTGTATAATCGTTCCGGGATTACTGCACCCTGCACCGGCGGTCTTTGCTTGGGCAGTTGCCGATTACTGCAACTTCGACGGCCCTGTTCTTATGTCGGGTGGTAATGCGGACGAACCTGATCCGAACTACGGCCCCTTCATGCTGAACACCGACGATGCCTCCAACTCCGACCCGTTCTACGGTGCCCGACACCTTGTTTCTAAAAGCGGTGCAGTTCTCCCACACCGCTCGGTGGAAATTTTGCCGGAAAGGACAGGGTTTAGTAGGTTTCTCTCGAATAACCTTGAGGCAAACAAGGAGGTTCGGCTATGCCGAAGAAAGTAGGATTCCTGTATGATAAGATGTGCGACCGTGACTTAATCCGAGCCGCCATCAAGATCGGAACGAAAGGTAAACGGCACCGGAAGGATGTGCGTCGGGTACTGGCTGATGTGGATGGGTATGTAGAGAAAACACATCAAATGCTCACGGCTGGAACCTATATACCTACGGTGCCGAGATCGAAAGCGATCATCGACAAGAGCAGCGGCAAGCAACGGATTATCCGCATCGTCCCGTTTTACCCCGACGGTCTCATGCACCAGCTCTGCACCATGGTTTTACAGCCTGTGCTGATGCGTGGTATGTACCGATGGAGTTGTGCTTCTATCCCTGGGAGAGGGAACAAGTGTGCTGCCAACTATGTCCGACGGGCATTGGATAACGATGCCAAGAACACCAAGTACTGTTTGAAGATGGACATCAAGCAGTATTACCCCAGCGTTTCCCCGAAGCGCCTCATTTGGGCATTGGCTCGAAAGGTCAAAGATAAACGCTTCCTCAAGCTGATCTACGACATTACTTCGTCCAATCCCGATGGAGGTCTGGCTATTGGCTTCTATGTCAATCAATGGCTTGCAAATTTCTACCTCGAACCTCTGGACAACTTCATTCTTTCGTTGCCCGGGGTGAAATACTATGTGCGGAACCTTGATGATATGGTTCTGTTCGGCCCCAATAAGAAACTCTTGCATAAAGCCCGGAAAGCAGTTGCAGAATTCCTGCATCGTCAACTCGGGTTGCGTATGAAAGAGAACTGGCAGGTGTTTCCCGTCAAGCACAGACCGGTGGACTTTGTAGGGTATCGATTTTACAGAAACCATACCACTTTGCGACGGCGGAATTTCCTCCGGCTTGCTCGTCAATGCCGCCGGGTGCGGAAGAAGCTGGACAACGGCCGGCGGATTCCGTTCACCACCGCATCGGGTCTGCTATCCAGAGTGGGGCAGTTAAAGCACTGCAACGGATATATGACCAGGGCGAAGTATTTCGATCCCATAGGCGAGAAAGTATTGAAAGACATCGTCCGAGTCGAGGGAAAACGCAGGCTTGCGAAAGCGGCATAGGAGATAGGCATATGTCAAATCTGCAAATGATTGAAATGCTCTGCAACCTTGTGGAGCAGCAGTCAAAGGTAATCAGTCACTTTGCTATGCAGTTGGAGAGATCCAGAAATCTCACCGAGGCCGAACAACAGATGATTGATGCCACGAAACGGAAATACACGGCAATCCTCGGCGACGAGGAAACACCGGATTTTCCGTTATAAAACAATACCCACGGCCTTAAGCGGCTGTGGGTATTTTTATTTACCTGTAAGGAGGTGAGAGAGTGACGATTTACCAATGGCTATGTCTGCTCGGTGTTCCCGCTCTGCTTGCCGCCGGTGCAAAATACATCTTGTCCCAGATCAAGGGTATCAAGCTCGGTGTGCAGGCGTTGCTGAGAGCGCAGATGATCGCAGAGTACAACAAATGGGAGGAACGGGGCTATGCACCCATTTATGCCCGGCAGAATTTTGAAAACTGCTGGGAACAGTATCACAATTTGGGCGTGAACGGCGTTATGGACGATCTGCATAATAAGTTCCTGCAACTGCCTACCGACCCTCCCAACCACGCTACTAAGGAGGAGTAACCAATGTCTTTTACCGCAAAAAAGCTGCTGGCTATTGCTGTTGCTGAACTCGGGTACATGGAGAAGGAAACCAACTCCATGCTCGATGACAAGACGGCGAATGCCGGCGACGGCAACTGGACGAAGTACGCCAGGGATCTCCACGCCGCAGGCTACTATCAGGCACCCAAGAACGGCTACGCATGGTGCGATATGTTCGTGGACTGGTGCTTCCTGCAGCTGGGCGGCAGCAAGGAGAAGGGCGAGTATCTGGAATGCCAGACGGGTTTGTATGGTGCAGGCTGCGAATGGTCCTCCGATTGCTACCGTCGTGCTGGCCGCTTCGACCAGAACCCCAAGCCCGGCGATCAGATCTTCTTCGGAAAGACTGATGCTGAGGAACATACCGGCATCGTTGAAAAGGTGGCGAACGGCAAGGTACACACCATTGAGGGCAACAGCTCCAACCGTGTACAGCGGTGCAGCTATTCTCTGACCAGCTCCCGGATCGTCGGCTATGGCCATCCTCGCTTCGATGCAGAGGAAGAGGCGGTACAGGAGCCGGTGACCGTTACCGGAACGCCCAGCACCGGAAGCACCGCTGACGAGAAAACCATTTGGGATTTCTTTGCTGGTAAGGGTCTGAACCATTTTGCCATCGCCGGCATTATGGGCAATCTGTATGCCGAATCCGGCCTGCGTTCCAACAATCTGCAGAACAGCCACGAGAAGAAGCTGGGCTACGCAGATGCCGCCTACACCGCCGCCGTGGACAACGGTACCTATACGAATTTCGTGAACGATGCCGCCGGGTACGGCCTGGCTCAGTGGACTTACTGGAGCCGCAAGAAGGCTCTGTTCGACTTTGCCAAGGCCGCAAAGAAGTCCGTCGGTGACCTGCAGATGCAGCTCGACTTCCTCTGGAAGGAGTTGCAGGGCTATGGTTCCGTCATGGCTGTGCTGAAAGTGGCAACTTCTGTCCAGGAAGCATCCGACATCGTCCTGACCCAGTTTGAGCGGCCTGCTGTCATTATCTACGGGACGGAAGCTGAAAAGGAAGCCGCCAAGGCCGAGCGTGCTGCTTACGGCCAGAAGTACCTCGACAAATATGCCGCAGGTGCACCTCCCGAGACCGAGGAGCCTGTGATCGCCGAACTGAAAGTGGGCGACATCGTCACCTTCAAGGGCACCAAGCACCATGTGAGCTCCAATGCTCCCACTGGTCCTTCCTGCAAGCCCGGCAAGGCTAAGATCACTGCCATTTACCCCAAGGGTAAGCATCCTTATCACCTCGTTAGGGTACCCGGCGGCGGTTCCACCGTTTACGGTTGGGTAGATGCCGCTGACATCGTTGGCGTGGTAACCGAGGAATCCCCCAAAGTGGAGGAGGTCAAGCCCTGGACCCCTGCCGTTGGTGACATCGTGACCTACAACGGCAATAAGCACTACACCAGCGCCAATGCTACCCAGGCGAAGTCCTGCAAGGGTGGCAAGGCAAAAATCACCCGGATTTATCAGCTCGGCAAGAGCAAGCACCCGTATCACCTCGTCCGTGTCGGCGGTGACGGCTGCACCGTCTGGGGCTGGGTCGACGCCGACACCTTTACCAAGGCATGAGAAAGAAGAAGATGGAGTTCTCCAAGCTGATCTTGATCGTGGCTGGTACCATCAATGCCGTGGTCATCATCTTCACCATGGTAATGGTGTGGATCACGCTTGACCTCACGCCTCTGCAGTACCTAATCCCGTCCGTGGCCGCTGAGGTGGCCACGGGCACCGGGTTCTATTATCACAAGGCGAAGGTCGAAAACAAGATCAAGCTTATGCGAGATAATCATGTGGAGCTGAACGAAAACAGCTTCGAATCAATCTAAGGAGGATTTGATATGTTCGATATTTCCACTCTGCTGCTGATCGTTGGTGTGCTCGTCGTACTCACCAACATCATCGTCGAGGTCCTGAAGAAGATGACCTGGGACAAGATGCCCACCAATCTGCTGGCAGTCCTTGTGGCTGTGGTGCTGACCCTCGTGGCGTTCTTCGCCTATGTCGGCTATTCCGGCATGCTTTACTGCTGGTACCATGTGGCCACTGCTGTGGTCGTTGCATTTATGGTCGCCTACGCTGCTATGTTCGGCTTCGATAAACTGAAAGAAGCCCTGAGCAAGATCCAGAGTATCAAGAAATAATTTACATTGAGAGAGCCCCCATCGTCTGTACATTGCTGTGCCGACGGTGGGGGCTCTTTTTTGTTTTCCGGGGTTTTATTCCGGGGATAGGTGTTAAACTTGGGGACGGTGGCAAGTGCCGGTTATAACCGTCACCAGAGGCCCGGAGGGGACTTGTTGTGCTATTCTTCGGAGAACAGTTCCTTGACCGCTTCGATGATCGCCCAGTTCCGGAGCCGCGGGGGTGTGCCGGTGTAGGAGAGGAGGGCTTCTGCCATGCCGCACTGGTTGCAGATGTACACATCGACAAAGCGGCTGAGGGCGTTGGTGTGGATGGGGTCTCTCATGTCCGGCTTGCCACACCGGGGGCAGGTGATATTTGCGGTCTGCACCTTGCCGAACCGCTCAAGGGCGTCGTGCGCTTCCTGGTCATCGAGGTATTCGCAGAACTCCCCATAGCTCATGTGCCCGGCGGCTTTCATGGCCTCGCTGGCTTTCTGCAGCTCCTCGGGTGTCCAATCTCTACTCATGCGTTTCTCCTTTCTGTACGCTTAGCGGTTTCTTCGGCGAAGATCGCCCACAACTCCTCCGGGAGTTCGTATTCAAAATCAGACTTACGGATTTCCGGGAAGCCTTCTGCGGTGCCGATGTACTCAGCGAATACCTGTCGGTCGTCAATGTCTACGATAACGCAGGCTTTGGTCTTGGTGGTATTCTGCAATGCCCACATCTGGATCATCCCTCGACCGATGGCGGTCATGGTGGTGTCGATCTTGCCGGTTTTCTTGCTGAACCGGATAAGGCCGTAGTTGTGAAGATCTGCCATAGTATACTCCTTTCATTCGGTAGCAGCTTCGATGCTGCTGATTACATCCTCCAGAGTGCTGACGGCATCTTCGAGGTTGCTACAGGCTTCATCGGCCTTTTCGTAACGCTCCGATCCCTGCATATTCTCGGGGATATTGTCCCGGTAATCTTCTTCCTCGGATTGGATTTCCTCAAGGGAACTCTTGATGTCCTCCAGCTGATCCATAAGGGCTTTCAATGCCTTGCGCCGGTTCTTGTTCATCTGACGTCTCCTTTCAATTCAGCACGCTTCAATTTGAACGCATTGAAGCAATCCACGAAGTCATCGTAGGGAAGGGATTCGTCCTCGCTAAAGAGGGTACGAATGTTCAACAGGTCGTTCATCGTCTCTGCCTCTTCGATTGCGGTCAAGTAAGCGACTTTTGCGGAGGCAGACTTCTCGGGGATGGAGACCAATGAGCGAGTCCATGCCGCCCGGGCTGCTTTTAAGGTTGCGAGGATGGAATTGCGGTCTGTGTTATCGGAGCAGATCCAGATTATGGTTGCGATCTCCATCGGCGTGAAGCCGTTGGTATTGCCCTCGAACAGTTTCTCGTACTGGGAGTTGCTGCCGCAGGTGAACCAGTTGTTCTTGATGCACAGCTCACGGAGCTTATCGTTGGGAACGATTGAGTAAGTCATGATATTCCTTTCTGCCTTGTTGGCGTCAAATTGTCTCCAACTGACCGCTGTGGTTGATAAACTTTCTGGCACACCACAGAGCCTCGGTGATGGAGTAGATGGACATATTCTCTCGGTACTCGATACCCTTGACGGTATTGGTGAACAGCATCTTGTACTGCTGGTTATATTCGGTGGATCCCTCGCAGTGCATCAAGCGGTTTCCGTTAACATCGTCCCAAAGCTGGATTGTAAGGTAATCGGTAACCATCTTCTCGGCGAGCATCCTGGCATCAATCCGTCTAATAATCTTGTTCATCCGGTTTCCTTTCTGCCGGGGATTTGCCGCCCCGGCTCGGCATTCCGAATTAGTAAGTGTAGGACTTCAACAGGTTGCCGCGGTTGTCTTGGAGATCCACCCGGATGACCTTTTTGCCTCTGGCCTTTTCCCAGTAGTCCTTGAACTCACGGGCTTCATCTGCGGTTAAGGTGTCGGTACTGGCGACATTTTCCATTTTTCCGCCCTCGTACCATACATAGACCCATCTGCTAGGCATTCTCAGCATAATCATTATCCTTTCTGCCCGATTACAAAGCCACCGGGCCAGGCAAGTGGTTACTTCTTGACTACTTTGAATGTGACCTCGTGGCCGGGGTTCTCGTCGATCAGCTTCTGCTTCATATCGGCGACCATCATGTTGTTGTCGAGGGCGGCCTGGATGACCTCTACCAGCTTCTTGCCATCGAGGTAGGCCCAGATGTAGGTGCGCTTGTGCCTCATATTCATTTCCTCCTTAATGCAGGTAGTAGACTTTGCCGCGGTAGACTACACAGTAGCCGTCGCTGCCCTTGGTGATTTTGACCTCGGCGGGATTAACCCGGAGGTAGCCGAACTTATTGCGGACGATCCGCTCTGCGATGGCCTTTGCCTTATCGCTGGGCTTGTATTCGGTGCGGGAGAACTCCCGGAGTGCGTACCGGGCGTGCCGGACCTCTCTTGCAGCCTCGGCTTCTTCACGGGTGCCGTAGAAGCTGTCGTAGCGGCTGATCTTGTAGAAGTACTCGGTGTGGATGATCTCAAGGTGGGAGTTCCACACGGTTTCGTGGAGCTGACCGGAGTGGGGGCGGACATTGTCGGTGCATCGTCCGATTGCAATTTCCACACCCTCAAGGTTCTCTCTCCAGTTGCTGAAGCTACTGACCACAATTCGGATGATCTCCTTGCCGTTGGTGAGGTCGATGTTGGCGATCTCACCCTGGCTGCCTCCCATGCTGGAAGTGTTGAAGGTGTAGCCTTTGGCAATGTACTCGCTTACGATCTGGGTGAAACGGTTATTGATGTCTTTGTATGTCATTTGGGGTTCCTCCTTTGAGTTTGTAAACTTTACCTTTAAGTTTCTAAATATATATTAACACATATCGCATTGAAAGTCAACCTATTTTCTTTAACTTTCTAAATATTTTCTTGACTTTCCTAAATGCGTAGGTTATTATAATGTCAAGGAGGTGTTACCGTGATTAGCTATAATCCGCTGTGGGTCACACTCATTAAGGCAGGGAAGCAGAAGACTGATCTGTATGAGATCACCAGTTCCGCCACCGTTGCAAAAATGAGCAAGAATGAGCCGGTGTCTCTGAGGGTAGTCGAGCAGATTTGTCTTTCTCTCGGCTGCGCCGTTGACGAGGTTATTGAGATACTGCCCGATGAATAAGAAAAAGCAGGTGCCGTTGCCACACGACACCTGCTCTTTTACTTTTTGTCCCTGCTCCGCTTCGTCTGAGTGCCGGCACGGTAATGACTTATCTTGGGTGGGTCATTCGGTATGTACACTACGATCTCCGAAAGGTCGCACCCAAGGGCCTCACAGATCAGATCCAGATGTTCAAGGTTGATCCGCTCGGCAATCTCGTGGTATATCTCATTGATGGTGGTGGGACGGATGCCCGTGAGCCGGGCGAGGTCGGCTTGTGTCAAGCGCAGCTCACCGAGCTTTCTTGACAGGTAAATCTTAATCATACATAACGCCGCTCCTTCGGTGATAATCTACCTCAAATCCGGGGATTTTTGGTGAAAATGTTAGATTATCACGCATTTCGTTATAAATAAAAGCACGGTAGCCTTAAATAGACTACCGTGCTTTTTAGAGCGGGGAGAGCAATACAAAACCATCAGCGGTTAAGAAGATAACCACTTGGGGTTCGTATAACTCTCCTGTGGTGGAGGTGAGGGGAGCGTATACGAACCCGTCCGGGGCCTCGTAATCAGCGGCTTGCACTTCTTTGATTTCGTAGGTTACAGAACTCCTCTTTCCTGTGTAATAGTAGTCTATTCTTATCCTATCATCCCAAAGGTAAACTGCCTTGACGAAGGTGTTAATCAGCTTCGCTTGATAGGACTTGTTTTGCACATCGCCCTCTCGCAGCTGCTCCAGAGCGTAAATGATACGATCTTTTTCGATAGGCTGGTTGGCGCTTCTGGCGAGCGTCAAGGAACGCTCGAGGGTGGAGATTTCCTCCTCCAGCTCCAAAAGCCGGGAACGAGTGGTAGCGGTAAAGATACCTTGCTCAATGGCGGTAACAATGTTCTTTGCAGCCTTACGAGCTTCAGCCAGACGATCTTCCATGGTGGTGATTTCCACCGTCCGACGGGCCTGCTTCTGGAACTCCAATGCATTCTCGGCAATCCACTCGATTACATCATCCTGTAAAATGAGGTCCTTTGTCAACTCTGCGATCTTCTGCTCTATCCAGTCTCTCTTGACATTTTTCTTCTTGCAACCACCGCCTGTGCGCCGGTCATTACAAGTGTAGTAATAGTGCAGTTCTCCGTGTTTGCCAGTGCCGGAGATACCCACCATATAGGATTTGCAATGACCACAGTGGAGCTTGCCAGTAAGCAGATAGTCGGCGCTATCCCTCTTTCTGCCCTGAGGGTTCTTCTTAGTTTTCAATCGCTCCTGCACGGCATAGAACACCTCCTTGGTGATGATCGCAGGTATGCCATCTTCTTTTACGATACCGGAATGACGGTATGTGCCGATATAGTTATCATTCTGCAATAACCGATGGAAGCTCCCCTTATTCCACGGATTTCCATAGCTGGTTCTGATTCCCCGACCATTCAGATCGGTGGCAATACTGGCGAAGGTTTCCTCATTCAAGAACCTCTCGAAAATTTCTCGGACGATTGGAGCCGTAGTTTCATCAATAGCATAGTGACCACCAACATTCTTATATCCGAGGGGAAGCCGACCATTGACCTTGCAATCTGCAGCATTGTCAGCCATACCGCGGCGAATATCCTCAGCCATGTTTTCGGAATAGAACTGGTTGACATTCATCATCGTGCGGAGTGCAAAGCGGCCAGCGGCGGTATCGCCGAACTCCTCTTTTGCATAGAGGGTGCGGATACCGAAGGACTCCAAGCGGTTTTCGTAGCTGAGAGCATTGAGCATATTCCGGGCAATACGGTTGGACTTGTACGCAATTACCACCGTGAATTTCTGCTTCTCGGCATCACGCATCATCCGCTGGAAATTCTTTCGTTTGTCCGTTTTGCCGCTGATCGCTTTGTCTGCATAGACTTCAATGATCCGGATATTATTCGCCAGAGCGAAAGCGGTACATTCCTCCACCTGCTGCTCTATGCTCTCTTCCTTTTGGTTGTGGCTGCTATACCGGGCGTAGATGACACCAATGGTTTCGGCCTCGGCTTTTCTGCCACGCTTTGTATTCCTAGGAGCTGCCAAAGATGCCACCTCTCTTTCCTATCATTTTCGTGAGGTCACGAAAATGGTCTGATTACTTCACCCAGTTATGACCGCAATTCTGGCAGACACAGACGGTCTTGTACTGTACCTTGTTCTTGGTTGTGCTTTTGGAATCGCCTACATACTTCTTCTTTCTGCCGATGTGCAGCAGGACACGGGGAATGGACAGGAACAGCCACAGGAACAGGTCGATGATCCACCACCACCAGCCGATCAGCAGCCACCACAGGCAACCGTGGCCTTTCTCGTGGTACTTGGACTTGGTCCTGGTGATGCTCTTGGTCTCCTGCTGAACTTGGAAGTCAATGCTATCACTTCCGCATTTGGGACAACAGATGTTTGCCATGGGTCTATCCTCCATATATTTGTGATGCCGCAGATCGTGTCGAAAGAGCGAGTGCGGTTGTTATTTTATATCAAATCTTACAATTCATCGTGCTGTGTGATATAATTGCTATACTGTCGACAGCCATCTTAATGAAAAGGAGCTGCCCAAAATGACAAAGTACGAATTTGAACAGTTCCGCGAGTTCTATGAAATGGCGGAACAGGCCAGTGCTGCGCAGACCGAGGATTCCTTTGCGGATTTTATTCGCTTTTGCGTTGAGCGTCTAAAAAGAGGTGACCAAGTTCAAGCAATTTGGCACGATTATCAGGAGACAGTTCGGTGAACAGTTTAGAAATATCGGACAGCCCGGCATCACTTGTGGTGGCGGGCTTTTCGTCTTCCCAACCCATAAGATACTGAGGAGTGCAATGCAGAGCTTCTGCCAGCATTTCGACAGTCTCGTATTTGATCGTCTTGATGTTGCCACTTTCCCAACGCTGGGCAGTAGCTTCCTTTACGCCGGTGATCTCGGCAAGCTGCGCCAGGGTGAGGCCAACGGCCTCCCTACGCTCTTTGATTCGTGCGTGTATCTTAGCCATAAGAAACGCCCTTTCTTCTTTGTTATATAGGTATTCTATCACAGGCTTACGCACAATGCAATAAAAACTGTGCATTTTTTCAAAAAACTTTCGCAATATGTATTGACAATGGGGCAGGTCGGTGTTAATATACTTACATACCGCGTAAGTTTTCGACCGACAAAGAAAGGAGGATGCAAATGCAGAACTATGTCGTGGATACCATTGCCCTGCGCAAGCTGATGGTGGAAAAGGGCTACAATACCATTTCCGCTTTGGCAAAAGACGCAAATATCAGCCGAAATACCCTTGGTAAAGTGCTGGATGGCACCGCTCGCCCCTCTGCAGAAGTTATGGAGAAACTCTCCGCTACTCTGGAAATGGCACCGGAGACTTCCGGTCGCGTTTTTTTTGCCCCCAACTTACGCCGGGCGTAAGTTTTGCGACAATGACGGTTTACGGAGGTGAAGAATATGCCGGTGTCGCAAACTGTGGCAATAGAACCGAGTGCCCAAAGGACACCGAAAGGTAAGAACATCGTATTTCAGCCGGTCGGTATTTGCTCGGTCAAAATCGATGTCAATGCCATTCCAGAGTACCAGAGAGGGCAGTTGGCGGAGTTCGCCTTGGAACTGACCCGTAATACTTTTTCCCGCCCCGGTGAGGAAGAACGGTACCAGGCATGGCTGGCAAAAAGAAATGCGGCCAAGGCCGCAATGCAAGGAGGTGGATGTTATGAGTAAGAGAAAAGGAAAGACTGTGACCGCGTGCATTATGCTGTTGCTGTCGGCTCTGCTGTACGCCATTGTGTGTCTGCGCCCCGACACGCTGGTCATTGTTCTGGGAATCTTTGCTGTCCCCGGTTTTATCGCCTGCTGGGGTGTCCTCTATCAGTGGCTGATCTTCCCCGATGGCTACACCGCCAAGAATGGCAGCGTCACCAAGTATCACTAAGAAAGGAGAACCAATGAAATTCAAAGAATGTCCCGATTGCGGTGCAAGCCTCGACCCGTGCGAGAGTTGCGACTGCAAAAAGAATGAGGACACCTCCGATGCCGCGGAGATGCCCTCACAAGTTGTCAATGCTAATGACGAGAATAGTCTATCAAATCTTTTTCCAAATGTCAATGACTGTTTCCGTCTCCGTGAAGTTCGTGAGCTGACGGGTGTGCAGGCCAAAGACCTGTCGAAGCTGGTGCAGAGCCGGTTCCCAAAGTTCACCCGCCAGATCATGAGCCAATGTGAGTCCTACGATAAATACGGCTGCTTGCCCCATCCCGATGTCCTCCGCATCATCTGCGAGGCCTACGACATCAAACTGGACAGCAAGCCGGTTCGCAAGGGCGAGAACTATAAGCGTAAGCTCGGCAAGAAAGTCACCCTCCGAATGACGGAAAAAGACTTTGAGTGGTTGCAAAGCCAAGTCGAGCAGGACGAATACCCGTCAGTGCAGGCTTGGCTTTATGCATTGATTAAGAAATTGCGAGGTGCAACATGCCCGGAATCCCCGACCACCCTGTGATCGCCAATATGGAAGCCACCGGCCACCCGGACGGCAAGGAACCTACATATCCTCATTGCCCTGTCTGCGGCGAGGAGTGCGAAACCATTTACAGAGAAGCGGACGGCTCATGCCTCGGATGCAATGCCTGTATCCAATCCGTTGATGCATGGGAAGCTGACGAGTGCTTCCCGGAAAAGGAGTAACCCATGAAGTTCTATTTCACCTACGGCACCGAGGGCCAGCCGTTCTACGGCGGTTGGACGGAGATCGTGGCACCCAATGAGGAAATCGCCGTTGCGGTGTTTCGTATGTACCACCCCGACAAGATTGAGGGGATCGTAAACTGCTCCACCATCTACACCGAGGAGGAGTTCAAGAAAACTCGCATGGCCGGTCCCGATGGCAACTTCCACCGGTTCTGCCATGAGATTATTACCGTCACAAGAACGGTTCACAACTGAAAGGAGATAACCCAATGATCGTAAAACCCGAAAACTTGACTTTCTCCGATAAGAAAGTCCGCATCCTCATTGCCGGCTTCCCTGGCATCGGCAAGACCACTTTGGCACTGTCCGCTCCCGACCCTCTGTACATCGACGTCGACCTTTCCGCTGAGCGTATCAACCGTGATGTCCTCAATCTGGCCGCAGGTGTGGCCCAGCCCCGGGACTACAAGGAACTCCGGCAGGATCTCGGCATCGGCTGCAATGAAGCGGAACTGCAGATCGTCAAGAAGAACCTGGCAGCATTCCAGACCATCGTGGTCGACACCGGCGGTAAGCTGCTGACCATCATGGGTCAGTACGGCAAGACCATCGAACCCAAGTACGGTCAGCGTGACGGTAGCCTTTCCCTCAAGGGCTACGGCTGGCTTGGCAAGGAGTTCCAGCGGTTCCTTGACCACATTATTTATCAGCTGGATAAGCACATCGTGATCGTGTTCCACACCGTCGAAGAAAAGGACGGCGACGATACCAAACTCCGCATCAAGGCTGAGGGTTCTTCCAAGAACTCCGTATGGGAGGTTATGGACCTCGGCGGCTTCATGGAGATGCGCGGCAACCAGCGTACCATCGGCTTCTCCAATTGTGAGCGTTACTTCGCCAAGGGCACCCGTGGTATTCACGGTGTGTATCCCGTCCCCGAACTGACCCCCGGTGTTCCCAATGATTTCCTGTCCAAGCTGTTCAAGGAGTACAACGCTGTGTCTGCCCGGGAAGCCGAAAAGGCGGCTGAGGAAAAGGCAGCCTACGACGAGGCAATGACCGAGGGCTACCAGATCATTGCCACCGTGGTTGATGCCGACACCGCCACCGCCGCTCTCCCCAAGATCAAGGCTATCAAGCACGCCCTTACTTCCGAAAAGGAATTGAGCGTTGCTTTCAACGGTCAGATCAAGGCTCTGGATCTTATGTGGGATAAGGTGCTCAAGCAGTACACCCCCAAGCCCAAAGAGGAGGGAAAGTAATGTTCGATGTTAGACCTCGCAGCCCCTACGCCGGTGCTGTGGTTAAGACCAAGCCCGATGTCGGCAAGGATCCTTTTAGCAGGATGGACCTGGGTAACCAGGAGTTCGTCATTGAGGACTGGTGGCAGAATGTCACCGGCAAGTCTTGGATGATCTCCGATGGTAATGTTGCTGCTATGGCTTACGGTTTCCGTACTGGCTTGCGTGGCTGTGTCCCCACCGATAACGAAGTGCTTTACGGCAAGATCGGAGGCCTCGGTTTCCTGTTCCATGTCTCCGAACTGTACTTGGAGGAGGCCCGATAATGGCAGACCGCTATCTTATGACCCACTCACTTCTGTCCTCTTGGATGTACTGTCTCAAGGAAAATCCCTACGAGGATGCTACCACCGAGAGTGACCCGCTGGGCGACTTTTTGAAAGTCCTCCGCCGGGAGCCCACGGAGACCACCGAGGCCATGTGGAACGGCATCAACTTCGAGAACTTGGTGGATGCCGTTGTCGGTGGCACCGCTGATCCCGATGACAAGTGGTACGCAGCCGCTGTCAATGTGGCAAACCGTGTCATCGGCGGTGTGCCGCAGGTCAAGATCAACCGGCAGATCGAAGTGAATGGCTTTACAATTCTGCTTCATGGTCGGCTGGATTGGCTGAGGGCCGGTGAGATCTTCGATGTGAAGTTTACCAAGAACTACGACCCTGGTAAATACTTCGACAGCACCCAGCACCCCATGTACTTCGAGTTGGTTCCAGAAGCGAATACCTTCACCTACTTAGCCAGCAACGGCAGCGGCGTTTGGCCTGAGCCTTACCGGAGGGACGAAACCCGGAGCATCATCCCGGTTATTGCAGAGTTCCTGGAATGGCTCACTGCCACCGGCTACATGGAGCTGTACAAACAGCACTGGTTAGCCAAATGAAAGGACGGCTCAAAGACCTAACCTTTGGTGCCCGTGGCGAACAGCATATCACCGTAACGGTTACTTCGGACTTCACGCAATCGTTTGACAACCTCAAAGATTATGACATCAGCGTGGAAATCAAACGGTGGAGAGAACCCCGGAGCAAAAACGCCAATGCTTATTTCCATGTACTCGTCAACAAAATAGCCGAGGCCCAGCGCCTCGGCAATGACGAGGTCAAAAAGATGATGGTGCTTGAATATGGCACCCTGGCCACCGATGAAACCGGAAGTGTTCTCGGAGCCATGGTGCCAGAGAACACCAACATCGAAGAATTCTACCCGTACGCCAAATGGTACAAGTCGATGGAAGTCAATGACCGGGAATACGATTGCTACCTGTTCTACAAGCAGACCCACACCTTGGACAGCAAGGAAATGGCTCGTCTGATCGACGGTACGATCTATGTCGCAAAAGGTCTCGGCATTGAAACCATGACCCCGGATCAGCTGGCACGATTGGAGGGATACGAAAAAGCATTATGAGAAAAGTTCATTGCGACTACTGCGGTCGAAAGGCTGAGTATGTCGACAGCAAGGTAATTTACGGCAAGAGCTACGGCATGATTTACCTGTGCCGAAACTGCATGGCCTATGTTGGTGTCCATAAGGGTTCCGATAAGCCTCTTGGCAGATTGGCAAATGCCCAGCTGCGGTACTGGAAGAAAGAAGCACACGCAGCCTTTGACCCCCTCTGGAAGTATGGCAGGTTCAAGCACCGCCGGAACGCAGCCTATGCGTGGCTGGCGGAGCAGATGGGCCTACCTGTGGAAAAGACCCATATCGGAATGTTCGATGTTGGTCAGTGCAAAGCAGTAATTCAGATCTGCAGAAAGGAAAGATTTCATGGATAAGGGAATTTGTGTCGCAATCCCCGGCACCGTAACGATCAGCACGGAGGAGTACACCGAGCTGGTCACCTCCCGGGCATACCTCAGCGTCATCATGGAAGCCCATGCGGACGATAAAAAGATCACCCTCGTGGATGATGTTGTGGAGGTCGTTTCTCGCCTCGTTGACCCGGTTATAACTGGCTGTGAGCCGAGTTCTGATGCCCCGGAGGTAGAAACCGATGCTTAATACAATCACGATCATGGGTCGCTTGACCCGTGATCCGGAGCTTCGGAGAACCGGCAGCGGAACAGCGGTTGCCAGTTTCACCCTCGCCGTTGACCGGGATTTCTCCGGCAAGGACAGCGGCGAGAAAGAGACTGACTTCATTGACTGCGTGGCCTGGCGGAATACCGCAGAGTTCGTCTCCAAGTATTTCACGAAAGGTCGCATGGCTGTCGTTTCCGGCCGGCTCCAGATCCGCCCCTGGACGGACAAGGACGGCAATAAACGCCGCTCTGCTGAGGTCATCGCTGAAAGCGTATACTTCGGCGACAGCAAAAAGGATGGCGATAACTCCGGCAGCTCCTACGGCAGCAACCCATACAATGCACCCGGCGGCTACAACGCTCCCAGTTATAGCGCACCCAGTAATCCTCCCGGCTATGTCCAGCCGAACAGCGACTTTGCGTTACTGGAGGATGATGACGCACAGCTGCCGTTCTAAGGAGGGGTGACCGATGGCAACAGGCAAACGGTATTACTGGATGAAGCTCAAGGAGAGCTTTATGACCAGCGATACAATCGACTACTTTATGTCCCAGCCTGACGGTGCCAATTATGTTGTCCTTTACCAGATGCTCTGCCTCAAAACAATCAACACGGATGGTCGCCTGTCCCGGCAGATCGGCGAAATCATCATTCCGTTCGATGTCGAAAAGATCCAGCGTGACTGCAAGTGGTTCTCCATCGACACCATCCGTGTTGCCCTCAATCTCTATCGCCAAGTGGGTCTCATATACGAGGATGTGGACGGTACCCTGGTCATGACCGACCACGAAAACCTTGTGGGAAGCGAAACGGATGCTGCGGCACGAATGAGAAGTTCACGAGCTAACCGTAACAATGAGCTTCCACCACCTGCAACAGATGGCGAACAAAGTGCGAACATTGTTACACCAGAGATTAGAGATAGAGATAAGAGTACAGAGAATAGAGATAAGAGATCAGATACAAGAGGTAAAGAGAAAAAGGCTGACGCCTTTTCTGAGTTGGCTGGTGACGACACCGACTTGCTCGATGCCCTGAATGACTTTGAGAAGATGCGTAAGAGCGTCAAGAAGCCCATGACGGACAGAGCAAAGAAGATGCTTGTCAATAAGCTACAGCGTGAGTTTAACCCCTCTATCTGGATCCCCGTTCTCGAACAGAGCATCAAAAACTGTTGGTTGGATGTCTACCCCCTCAAGGACAATCAATCCACAGCGCAGAAGAAAAATGCGGTGGTGGATGACCTCATGGCAGTACACGCCATGTTTGAGGCGGAGGAAGATTTATGACCAACAAAGAGATGTCGGAACTCTTTGCGATCATGATGCTGGCTTGGCCCAACGCCGAAATGTTCAAAGGCGGCACCGCCAAACTGGCACCCACCATCAAGCTATGGACGACCTGCCTCCCGGAGATCGACTTCTGGACAGGTCAGCAGGCACTTATCAAGCTATGCCGAGTTTGTAAGTTCCCTCCCACCATAGCGGAGTTCAAAGAGCAAGCCGATGTATTCAACAAGGAGATCGAAAGTGCCGTTACGGACATGGTCTTAGAACTGCGGTCAGCGGAGTTGATGTATGGCTCTCTGGATGCGTGGTTCGCCGCACTCCCAGAGGGGAGCATCAAGAAAGCGGTAGTTGCCCGGATGGGTGGGCCGCAGGAACTCGTTGAATCCCATGTGGGCAACGATGGCAAGATGTTCTCCATGTGGAGATTTGATAGGCTCGGCATAGAGTACCGGGCCTACCTACGAGAAAGAAAAACATTGCCGGGTGGCTCTGTGGCAGCACTCCCGGCGAGGAAAGAAGGTTAATGCTAATGAATAGGTTTTTGGTTTTAATGGCTGTATTCCTGGCAGCGGTAACCCTGTGGGCGTCGATCAAGACGGACCCCGCAGAAATGACGGTTGTGGATGCTGAATATGAGCCGATCTCCACCAGCCCTGTACTTACGACCTCTAATCCCGTTCCTCTGGTACATACCACCGTCACACCGGCGCCGGATGCAACGGAACCTCTGGTGAGCCGATATGCCAGCATCTTCCTTTCCGATGAAGATGTGGATCTGCTGGCACGGATTATCTGGCTTGAGGCCCGGGGTGAGTGCTTCGAGGGTCAGCAGGCCGTGGCGGAAGTTGTGTTCAACCGAATGCTGTCCGGGGCATTTCCCGACACCCTGTACGGGGTGATCTTTGAAAAGGGGCAGTTCTCCACGGCGAAGCGTGTGGAGAGCGCAACCCCCGGAGAAACGCAGTACCGGGCAATTTACGAAGCATTAACCGGCCCCAATGTTCTCCCTCTTGAGGTGGTGTTCTTCGCCACCTCCCCGGAGAACGACAATGTGTGGGGCACCATCGGAGGGCATACATTCTGCTATCCCTACTACTGGGAGGGCGAGTAAAGTGCCGGCACATATCACTCGGTTGGCAAGGGATGCCAGACAGAAAGAAATTCTCCGGCTGTTCGACGAGGCCTGTTATGGGCAGTCCCGGTGGCAGACATGGGCGGACTTCGTAATGATGGCTGCAATCTCTATCTCCAACGCCGTGGACAAGTCCAACGCCGAAGCACGGGAAAAGACCTACATGAGTATCGCCAGTAAGTACAAGCCCCGGGCGCTGGACAACTTCGCAAAGATGTTCGCCGCCATCGTGGAGACTATGGACGCAAATCCCGATCAAGATTGCCTTGGCGAGCTCTACATGGGTCTGGAGCTGGGCAACCAAAAGAACGGCCAGTTCTTCACCCCGTACCATGTCTGCCAGATGATGGCTCGTATGAGCAACGATGATGTCAAGGCGAAGATCGAAGCGCAGGGGTGGGTGTCGGTCAATGACTGTGCCTGCGGCGCCGGTGCAACCCTTATCGCCTTTGCCAATGAGTGCCGCAGACCGGGGGTAGACGTCAACTATCAGACCTCGGTGCTGTTCATTGCCCAGGACATCGATCTGGTGACCGGGTGTATGTGCTACATTCAGCTTTCGCTTCTCGGCTGCCCCGGATATGTGGTCATCGGTAACACGCTGACCGATCCGGGGTTAAGTCTGGACGGACGAGGCTTAATTCCTGTCCACGGCGAGAACATTTGGTACACGCCGTTCTATTTCACAGACATCTGGCACTACCGCCGTCAATGGTGGAGAATATCAAGTCTGTTTCGTAATCCGGCTGCAGATCCCCCGGAGAGCACCCCAGCGCCTGCGGAGCAGAGGAAACCCGAAGCACCAGAGTTCCATAAGGAGAAAACCAAAGAGGCTCCTGTGGCTCCCCAAGAGCCGCAAATCATCATGGCGGAGACCGAGACCGGGCAGCTTACGCTGTTCTGAGAGGAGACGAAATGAAAGCGATAATCAAATATCCCGGCTCCAAGTGGTCGATGGCAGAGTGGATAATCAGCAGAATGCCGGAACACCACAGCTACCTCGAACCATTTTTCGGCTCTGGGGCGGTCCTCTTCCAGAAAGAGCGCAGCAACATCGAGACGGTAAATGACCTCGATGGCGATGTGGTAAACCTCTTTGAGTGGATCCAGAAAGACCCGGAGCAGCTGGCTCATGCGATATACTTCACCCCTTATGCAAGAGATGTCTACGACAGGGCGTTCGAGGATCGGTATACCGAAACTGACTCCCTGCGGCGAGCTTTGAACTTCTGCATCCGGCTGAATATGGGGCATGGGTTCCGCACCACCGGCGGTAAGGTCGGCTGGAAGAACGATGTGCAAGGACGAGAATCCGCATACGCTGTCCGGGATTGGCACAGCCTGCCGGAGCGATTGGTTATAGCGGCTGAACGGCTGCGGCTCGTCCAGATCGAGAACAGTCCGACACAGGAGCTGATCCAGCGGTTCAACCACCCGAATGTGCTTATCTACGCAGATCCTCCGTATTTGCTGAGTGAGCGATACGGCAAACAGTACCGATGTGAAATGACCGAAGCTGACCATGTTGAACTGCTTCGGCTTCTGAAGGAGCATAGAGGCCCGGTGATGATCTCCGGGTATGCCTCGAAACTGTATGATACCGAACTCGCCCAATGGAACAGGGAGACAAAGCCCAGTAGAAATCATAAACACGCCAATAGGACGGAAGTCCTGTGGTCAAATTTCTAAAAGGAGTTACATCATGGAAAATCAAAAACCGACACCGGCAGCCCCGGAAGCTGCTGCCAGCAATATCGTAATGCTTCCCACCCAAGACCTCCATCCGCACCCGGATAACCCCCGTAAGGATGTGGGCGATGTTTCCGAACTGGCGGAGAGCATTAAGGCCAACGGTGTTCTGCAGAACCTTACCGTAGTCCCCGGTCATTGGATGACCAAGGAAGAATGGCTGGAGATCAGCGCCCGGTACAAGAAAAATCCTACGGAGGAAGATCGGCAGCTGATGAACAGCAAGTGGTTGGATACCGGCTACACGGTTATCATCGGTCACCGCCGTCTGGCAGCTTCCAAGCAGGCCGGCATTACCGAAATGCCCTGCGTCATTGTGGAGATGACCAAAAAGGAGCAGGTCTCCACGATGCTGACCGAGAATATGCAGCGTGTCGATCTGACCATCTATGAGCAGGCCCAGGGCTTCCAGATGATGCTGGATATGGGCGACAGCATGGACGAGATCGCCGAGAAGTCCGGTTTCTCCAAGACCACCGTCCGTAAGCGGTTGGAAATGGCCAAGCTGGATGCCAAAACCCTCAAGAGGGTTTCTTCCCGGCAGCTTACCCTTGCTGACTTCGACGAGCTGGCGAAGATCGATAACATTGATGTGCGTAACAAGCTGCTGGGCAGCATGGGTACTGCCAATTTCAAAAACGAGCTTCAGTCCGCTTTGAGAGATCAGCAGTTGGAGAAAAAGATGGTCGAGTGGCTTGCGGTCATCCGGACTTTCGCCACCGAAGATCCCAACGCCAACTATCAAAACCGGCAGTATATCAAGAACTACGGTTATTATTCCATGACAGCCGAGGTTGTGGTTCCTGATGACAAAGATAAGGTCAAGTACTTCTATCGGGTCGGCAAGGGACAGATCGACATTTTCAAGGAAAGGGATCTGGACAAGGAAGCTGCAGATAAAGCGGAGCGTGAGGAGAAACAGCGGAAAGCGGAGCTTCGCCGCCAGCGGTATGAGGATATCAACGACCGGCACTATCTCCTCCGGCATGAGTTTGTCCGAAACCTTTCCAATGCAGTATGCAAGCGGCATCTGTTCAATGTCTTTGGATATGTTGCCAATGTCCTCTATGTAACCACCGATGGTTATACCACCGAAATGGATTTGGAACTGCTGTCCAATCTGCTCGGTGTAAAGATCGACGAAGCATATCTGGAGGAAGATAACCGGCTCACAGAAATCCCCGGTATCAGAACCGCCCTTGAAGCGTTCCCAGAAAAGACGCTGTTCTGCATGGCGTATGCCATTGTGGACGATGCGACAAACGGCTACTGGAGACAGATTTGGAACTGTGGCCAGTATGACTACATCCACAAAGAAAATGACAAGCTGGATGCCCTCTATGAAGCTCTTGAAGCCTTGGGCTATGAAATGTCCGACGAAGAGAAGAAAATGCAGAGCGGCAATCATGTGGTGTTCCTGCCCCGGCATGGAGACGAGGAAGAGGATGACGATGTTCTGGATCCCGAAGATCTGCAGGACCTTGACGAACTCGTTGACGATGACGAATACGAGGAGGACGAGGACTAATGGCTTACTACGGGAGCATCCGGGATGTTCCGCCGGGCGATACCACCTATGCAAATAACTGCGTGGATGGCAAGTGCTCCAACTGTGGTAACTGCTGTGTTGACCTCCTACCTTTGACCAAAGGTGAACTGGAACGGCTTCGCCGGTATGCCCGAGAGCATAAGCTCAAGGAGCACCGGCAGGCCCCGTTCTGGGACCCCAAGGCAACGGACTTAACCTGTCCTTTCCGCAATTCGGTCACTAAGAAATGCGAGGTCTACCCAGTCCGGCCGCTGATCTGTCGGAGTTTCACTTGTGCCAAACCTCTGGAAGTGGCAAAGCGTGACCGTGACGAAATCCACAAGACCCGGCAGGTAATGTCCCTGCGGTATGAAGTATTCGGCAATTTGGAAACCGTCGCTTTGCTGACCGCTGCCTGCATGCGCGGAGCTGGGATTTTATGAGCGATGGTCGTAAAACTCGCCGTCTGTGGTCTGACGAGGACTTAGCGTGGCTCAAAGAGAACTGGCAATTACCCGATAGGGAGCTATCCGAGAAGCTGGGCCGTCCGGTTCTCTCCATCCGAAACAAGCGGTATTCCCTTGGGTTGACCGGGAAAGACGGTTGCCGGAAAGCGGATTGGTCAAAGGAAGAGCTTGACTATATCCGGGAGGTCTGGGGACAAAAGACCATCCCGGAGATCGCTAAGAAACTCGGGCGGTCTATCAATGCCGTCAAGATCAAAACCACGCGCATGGGCTACACCGGGCAGAAGTGGTACGGCGAAATGATGTCCGCTCGGAAGGTTTCGGAGCTGCTGGGCGTGGATGTCCACGCTGTATGCGATTACTGGATCCCCAAATGTGGGCTCAAGGCGAAATCCAAAAGGCTTGGTGAGACACAGAAAACCACCACGATCATCATGTTTGAAGATCTGCTGAAATGGTTGGAAACTCACCAAGACCTGTGGGATAGCCGCCGGGTGGAGTTATACGGTCTCGGCATGGAATACGATTGGCTGGTTGCTAAGAGAAAAGCGGATGCCCAGAAGCCTGCCAGGAAAGCCCAGAAGTGGACCCCGGAGGAAGATCGTCGGCTGATTGATATGTTCCGCCGGGGAGGCATGACCAACGCCGAAATGGGTGAAGTCCTGGGCAGACCTGCTTCCGGTGTGGAGCACCGGCTCCTGCGGCTGGATGTGTGGGGCACCGGAAAATACATAGGCGACGCCCGGCAAAAGGAGCGCAAAGCCAAACGGGAGAAGTTTGAGCAGAAAGCCCTTATCATACAGCTCCAGCGTGTTCTGCTGGCTCACCGCAACTCTATGGAATTCGGTGAATACTGGCAAAAGGATATGTGCATGAATTGGGACAATGTGCTTGGATGCAAAGCCGGGTGTACGGATTGTGACTCCTGTTCCGATTTCATCCGCATCCAGCCCCAATACTGTGTGCGCTGCGGTGCCACCTTCTACGAGAGGGAGCCTAACCGCAGATGCGAACGATGCCGGATTGCCCGGCGAAAAAGTGCCTACAAGAAATATCGGCGCCTTTACGGAGGGGCCGCACCGAAGGAGGAAACCCAATGAGCAAAGCATCCCTATCTCAAGAGCAGCTTGCGTTTGTCAGCAAGGTTGCGGCTGAAGCTGGTGCAAAGGCTGCTCTTGAGACTTTGGAAAAGGAAAGGCAGCGGGAAAGCCGGGAGATGTCAGACCGGCGGTTGAGAAACACAAAGCTGCTTCTTCGCAACTATCGCATTCTTAAGGAACATGCCGCCCATGCCGTATACGAGGCCGAGACTGTGACGGAAGACCCCATGCAGATTATGGAGGAGCTGATGATGCCCGGTAAAGCACCGAAGAACTTTGTGGAGAGCATCAAGCGGTCTGCATCGAGAACCACCACTATGGTACGGCATATCGATACTATGCTCCATCTGCACCATGTTTATTGCTACCAGTACGGCACCGAAGAAGATCTCCGCCGGTGGCGAGTCATTGACGGCCTGTATATCAGTGACGAAATGTTGACCGTTGCCGAACTGGCTGAGCGAGAGGGTGTCGTTGAGCGAACGATCTACAAGGACATCGACATTGCCTGTGAGCGCATCTCAGCCCTCATGTTCGGCATTGATGGCATCAAAAAGCGGTAAACTTTCATTTTTGCCGTAAATATTCTAACTACACTTTACATTTTTGGAGGTAAAAATCTATGTACGAGTCTGAAGCTAAGATGGTGGAGTCCCATAACTGCAAATGCACTTCCGCTCCTCCTCGTGAGAGCGTGGAAATGAAGCTGAACTGCATCGGAGAGCGTGTTTGTACCGCAATCTTTGCAGTCAAGGGGTGCATGACCACCCTTTTCGGAGTAAACCCCAACGAGGAGAACCCGCCCCCCAATGACACTCACGGTCTGTATGGTCTGGTCGATGCCCTGGAGCGTGACTCCCTGCGTCTGCTGGCCGCAGCGGAGGAACTGCGCAAGCGGTGCGGTGGCTGATATGAAAGACCTCCACACCCTTGACCAGTACCGGGATGTTTCCACGGAACTCCGGTTGTACGGCATGAGTACCCGTGGAGAGGTTGGCAAAGGCAACGGCGTGTTCAAGGTGTTCGTCAACGGCAAGTCCTTTTTCGTCATCGCTTCCAATGGTGGCGGATGGGATCATGTCAGCATCAGCAGAAAGAACAAGATGCCCACATGGGACGAGATGTGCGCCATCAAGGATATGTTCTTCGAGCCGGAGGAAGTGGCTGTGCAGTACCACCCGAAAAAGAGTGAGTATGTCAACAACCATCCCTACTGCCTGCATTTATGGAGACCCAACTGCGGCCAAGCCCTGGCAACACCGCCCAAGCTCTATGTCTGAATAAAGGATTTCCCATAGCAAAGTGCGTCCCGGTGGAGAGTGCGTTTTATCTCCTTTGCGCACAGAAGGCGGTTCGACTCACGCCTCGCACTATCTACATAACAAGGAGATTTTGACAATGAATATCAATGTTTCTGACATCATCGCTGAAAAGCTGGCACAGCTTGAGGCCGATGGCACCATCAAGAAGAAGATCGAAGAAGCTCTGGAAAAGTCCCTCATGTCTGCAATCACCGACGAACTTGGTAGCTACAATTTCCGCAGCGGCATTCAGAAGCAGGTTCGTGAAAGCATCAGCCATGTGGCAGAGGACTGTGGCTTTTCGGCCTACAACGGCTTCATTGCCGAGCGGGTAAAGGCTATGGTACAGGAAATGTACACCACCGATATTGCCGCCAAGATCCAGAGTGCACTGGACGATATCATCGTTCAGAAGCACGAAAGCGTCAAGCTGTCGGACATCTTCGCCCGGTACCGTGCATGGGTTCTGGAGCATACCGATGAAAGCGATAAGTATTCCAGAGAGCGGTTTACCTCGGAACTGTGCATCAATGAAAGCGGTTCCTTTACCCACTACGATTGCTACTTCTCGGAGGAGCACATCGAGGTCGGTTCCTATCTCTCCACCACTGAGGATGCAGACATTCGGATCAGCATCTGCACCTACCGTCATGAAGAAAGCACCCCCATTGCCAGACTGTACCTTAATGGTCACGATATTTCCAGCACTCTCCGGATTGGTTCCATGACCAGCTTCGAAGCATTTCTGGTCAACCTGTTCTACAACAAGACGAAGATTATCATGGATGTCGATGCTGTGGATGATAATGACCACTTCGACATCGACATCTGAGGGGGTACGAATATGCCCAAGAGAAATCTGCTGGCGGTCAGTATTAAGCATACAGAGTACCGATGGAAGTTCGGTATGCCATGTGTCCTGTGGGGACATCGGACGCAGGATGACGAGAAACGCTCCTTTGGCGGCTACACCCAGTTCCCGGAGAAAGCGGAGCTGTACACCATGGAGGAGTTCCGAGAGCATTACGATAACAGTGCCGTCTTCAAGTTCGACGAGCCGGTAAAGATGGAGATCGGATTCTGCAAGAAGTGGAAGAAGTATGATACGGTGTTTGTCCGGTACGAGGATTACATCACCTACTGCAAGGCGGCATCCCTGTCGCTGGATGGGAGGGGCTATGGCGAAGAATAGAGAAGCCGTCACCTGCAATGGTCGGGCAGCTTTCTACGCTGCCATGTGGGATGACATCCGGCA